TGTAGAATTTACTACACGGAGATAAAATATATGGCAAAAGAAGACTTCACAACAGACTTAATCAAATCACTTAATAAAGATCATGGTTCAAGAGTTGCATACAATTTGAGTGTAGATCAATCACCTACACATGTAAAGAGGTGGGTCTCTACAGGGTCAAGATTGCTAGACTATATCTGTTCTAATAGGCGCGGTGGAGGTCTACCGGAAGGAAGAATTGTTGAGATATTTGGACCACCCTCTATTGGAAAGTCTCATATAGCAACTCAAATAGCGTCTACAACACAAAAGATGGGCGGGGTTGTTGTATATATCGATACTGAAAATGCTACAAGTGTAGAAAACTTACAGATGCTTGGTGTAAACGTCTCTGAAAGATTCGTTTATGTTGATACTCACTGCACAGAAGAAGTTTTTCAAGTTGCAGAGTCGACTATTCTGAAGGCACAGGGCATGAATAAAGATGTTCCAATAACAATAGTATGGGACTCTGTTGCTGCTTCGTCTCCAAAAGCAGAGCTCTTAGGTGACTATGATAAGGAATCTATAGGCTTGCAGGCAAGAGCGATATCAAAAGGAATGAGAAAGATAACAGGTGTTATTGGTCAAACAAACACGCTATTTGTTATTCTCAATCAGACACGTACAAAAATTGGCGTGATGTACGGTGATCCGACCACTACACCTGGTGGAAAGGCGATTCCGTTTCACGCTTCAACTAGAATAAAATTAGGCGCGGGTCAACCAATAAAAGACGGCGATGATGTTATTGGTATAAATGTTTCAGCAAAGACAATCAAGAATAAAGTCGCACCGCCATTTAGAAAGGTAGATTTTGAAATTCATTTTGGCGTTGGGATCAAGGAGCACGAGCAAATTTTTGATGTTCTTAGAAAACACGGGCCAGAGACAATTGACAGTCACGAAATAGAAGTGTCTGGAACAGGAACATGGAAAAAGTTTTCTGTAGCAAGTGTAGACACAGGAGAGGTAATCTTAGAAAAGAAGTTCTATAAAGCAAAATTTAATGAACTGCTTAGTGATCCAGAATATTCAAAATATATAGATGACCTTTTAGAAAGAGTTATGATAAAAAGCTTCAACTCAGATGACCATATGGACATAGATACATCGTCCTATGAGGAGATAAGATCTCTAGCACTTGAATGTGAAGATGTAATAGATCCAGAATCGTGATACAAAATGAGCAATAAAAACAAAGTAGTTTTAATTGTAGATGCACTTAATTTATTTACTAGACATTTTATAGCTCATCCTGCAATAGGCGGAAATGGACAACATGTAGGCGGAATAGTTGGATTTCTATANGCAATNGNAAGANTTCTCTGAGAAATATAAGCCTGACACTATAATCATTGTCTGGGAAGGCGGCGGGTCTACAATAAAGAGATCAATATACCCAGAATATAAGATGCATAGAAGGCCTGCAAAGCTGAATAGGACATATGATAAAGACTTGCCAGACACAGTTCAAAATAGAAACCATCAGATATCTGCCCTGGTAGAAATTATGAATCACATGCCTATTCTTCAGATGTATGTTCCTGATTGTGAGGCAGATGATGTAATAGGTTATTTGTGTAAATATAAGCTAAAAGATGACAAAAAAGTTATTGTCTCTTCAGATAAAGATTTTTATCAACTTCTTAACTCGAATACAATAATATATTCTCCAACATGGAAAAAGCTTGTAACACAAAAAGAAGTATCTGAAAAATTTAGTATTCTTCCTGAAAATTTTTGTCTAGCAAAATCTATATGCGGAGATGCATCAGACAATATTAACGGAGTCCCTAGAGCTGGCTTTAAATCATTGTCAAAAAGATTTCCTCAATTAAAAACAAATGAAGATGTTACGATAGATGAGGTGATAGAGACATCTAGAATAGCAATTTCTGAAGGAAGTAAAATTAAGCTTTTTCAAAACATTTTAGACAGTGAGGATATTATTAGAAGAAATTGGAAACTGATACATCTGGATACAAATAATCTGTCTGCAAGCCAAATTAAGCAAACTATAGACTTAGTTGACACCTTTGAAATAAAGAGGGATAAGCTATCTGTAATGAGAGTTTTAATACGAGAAGGCATTCAGACATTCAACGTAGACAGAATGACTTTATCATTAAATCACATTGGAGCTTAAAGATGAGAGAATCTACTTCTCATTCTCACTTTAGTCAGTATGGAAAAACATTTCAGGAAAAAATATTTCAATGCTTTTTAACTGATAGAGCTTGGGGGAAGCAGATGATCGAGGTGATGACACCTCATTACTTTGATCTAAGATATCTTCAATACTTAACTGAAAAATATTTTTCATATTTTAATAAATATAAAGACTTTCCTACACTTCCGCTCCTTATAACGATAATCAGAGATGATCTTAGAGAAGGCAGTGACGTAATACTAAGAGACCAGATAGTTGACTTTCTTCATAGAATAAAGACAAATCCAGATATGGGAGATATTCAGTTTGTAAAAGAAAAGACACTTGACTTTTGCAAGCGACAGGCAATGAAAGAGGCACTCGAGACAGCAGTAGAAAGAATATCAGAGGGAAAACTTGAATCTGTTGTAGACGTCGTTAAACATGCACTGTCTGTTGGAACACCTATGTCAATAGGGCACGATTTCTTAGCTGACGTTGAGTCAAGATTTAGTAAAATTTCGAGGGTGGCATGCCCAACAGGAATAGAATGCCTAGACAAAAAAGACATTCTAAATGGAGGCCTTGCAAGAGGCGAAATAGGCGTTGTTACAGCCAATACTGGAGTAGGAAAGTCTCACTTTCTTGTTCATGTTGGAGCGGCTGCTATATTACAAGGAAAAAATGTAGTACATTACACATTTGAGCTATCAGAAACAGCAGTCGGAATAAGGTATGACTCGAATCTTTGCAACATTTCAAGCACAGACATAATAGAAAAAAAGGAAGAAGTTTTAAAGAAATATGATGAAATGGAGCTAGGTAGACTTATAATTAAAGAATACCCGACTGGTTCTGCAACAGTAATGACAATAAGAAATCACATAGAAAAATTATCTTTAAAGTCTTTTGTCCCAAGCCTCATTATCATTGACTACGCTGATATTATGAAGTCAACACACAGATATGACACAATGAGACACGAGTTAAAATTCATATATGAAGAAATTAGAAATATGGCGATGGAATTGAATGTTCCAATATGGACGGCATCACAAGCGAATAGAGATTCAGCCAACTCAGATATAGTGGGATTAGAAAATATGTCTGAAGCATATGGAAAGGCAATGGTTGCTGATGTGGTCGTGTCTCTTTCTAGAAAACCAGGAGAAAAAGCGTCTGGTCGCGGAAGGCTGTTTGTTGCAAAAAATCGTGCTGGAAGGGACGGAATTTTATTTCCAATGATGATTGATACATCTACTTCAAAAATCTCTATACAAGATGGTTTGAGCGAAATGACTCTTAATGAGGCTACGATGTCTGATTCATTGTCTATGAAGAATCTTTTGAAAGAAAAGTGGAAAGAAGTTAACAGTGAGCCCTAAAAGATGTAAAAAGTCATCAGGAGTATTAAGTGGCAAGTCTCAATGAAGTTTTATTAAAGAGCACAGAATATTTTTGCGGAGATGAATTAGCAGCAAGCGTATTTGCTACAAAGTATGCTCTATGTGATAGATCTGGAAACTTTCATGAAACATCACCAGACGACATGCATAAAAGGCTTGCGGGTGAATTTTCAAGAATAGAAAATAAGTATCCTAATCCTCTTTCTAGTGATGAGATATACTCACTGTTCAAGGATTTTAAATATGTTATTCCGCAGGGATCACCCATGTCAGGAATTGGAAATCAATATCAAGTACAATCTATATCTAACTGCTTTGTAATAAATCCTCCTCATGATTCGTATGGGGGAATATGCAAATCTGATCAGGAGCTTGTTCAAATTGCCAAGCGTCGAGGTGGTGTAGGATTCGATATTTCTACAATAAGGCCCAAAGGTGTTGCAACAGGAAACTGTGCAAGAACAACAGACGGAATTGAAGTCTTTATGGATAGATTTTCAAACTCTTGTAGAGAGGTTGCTCAAAATGGAAGGCGCGGCGCGCTGATGTTAACAATATCAGTTCATCATCCACAAATTAGAGATTTTATCAATATTAAAAGAGATTTGACTAGAGTTACTGGAGCAAATATATCTGTCAGGCTTTCAGATGAATTTCTTAATGCAGTTGATAAAAATAAGAAATTTGAGATTCGTTTTCCAGTTGATAGTGATAATCCTGAAATATCAGACATGATAGATGCAAACGAACTTTGGGATGAAATTATTGAAAATGCACATGAGTGTGCAGAGCCAGGACTTTTATTCTGGGATACGGCCAAGAAAATGACACCGTCAGATGTGTATGAAGACGATGGGTTTGGATCGATATCAACAAATCCTTGCGGAGAGATAATTTTGTCACCATATGATAGCTGTAGACTAATGGTGATAAACCTGCTATCTTTTGTGAAAAATCCATTCACATCAAATTCTGAATTTGATTATTCAAAAATGGCAACTGTAGTTCAAAATTCTCAACGTCTAATGGATGACATGATTGATCTTGAAATTGAGCAAATTGATAAAATTTTAGATAAAATTAAAAATGATCCAGAACCTGATTCTGTCAAGAATATTGAAAAAGATTTGTGGGAAAATATAAAGACACGTGCAAAGCTGGGCCGTAGAACGGGCTTAGGAGTAACTGCAGTCGGCGATGCTCTTGCAGCATTAGGAATGCGATACGGTTCTGATAAATCAATTAAGACTGTTGAAAAGCTTTATAAGACTCTGTCTATAAACGCA